AGGTGCAGATTGCTCGTGAGACTCTTGGTCTTGCTAATGCTTACATGGACGAATTCGACATCATGGCTAAGGCTATGTTCGAGAAGGAAGTCAATGCTAAGTCTTTCAATGACATCATTCTCGCTGCTTACCCAAAGCCTGAAAAGGATGCTAAGGGCGCACTCAAGAAGTGGGAAAACAAAATCGATACCATTAACGACATCTACACTGGTGAATTTAATGGCATGATTGCTGGTTCTGCTTGGGGTGCGTTTAATGCACTTACTGAGCGCCTTGACTGGTACCGCTCTGCTCGTGGTGGTTCTAATGAATCTATCCTTGCATCTGCATCAGGATTCGACCCTGCAATTAACGCAGAGAAGAATCGTCTGCTGAAAGTTGTGCAGAATGTTATGCAACTCGCATAGCATGTGATACACTTAAATCCTGAGCATGATTTAAAACTGCTCCGCAAGGTCCGTTAGAATAGTTGGTTAGTTCGCTACCCTGTCACGGTAGAGGTCACGGGTTCAAGTCCCGTACGGATCGCAAGTAATAAATAAATATGCACTGCAATGCATAAAAATTGCACGTGGGCACAAACCAGACAAATTGGACATAAAAATGTCAATGTTAAATTAAATTACGATGATCAAACCATTTCCCAGAAATGTCAAACCAAAATTTAATTACGATAGAGTTGACATTTCCCAGGTCCTATGGGTATAATTGATATATGACCCAAACAACATATAAACCATACGCTATATCCGAACTCGTACAAGAAATCTACGAGGATAACCTATCGCACTTTGAATTCATGGAAAACATGAACGGCGGAGAATGTGACTGCACATTACACCAATGTATGTGGCTAATTATGCAATACTGGGGGGAGTAATATGTGGACTAAGTATAATCTTCTATGTACCTATTGCGATACCCTTTTTGAAGTGACCACTAAGGATTTTAAGAAGGCTCCCACTTGTGTCTGTGAATACCCCGAAGAATTGATCCTTTTGGGGTGGGAAGATGCCACAGTTACGAAGGAGAGTGTGACTAACCTCACATCGCCACAAGTTGTAAAAATCAACACCAACCCCTATAATTAATATATAAGGAAAAGGAGACCCCCAATGCCAACATATGACATTAAAGTAATCGTAGAGTATTTCTACGAGGTAGAAGCAGAGAACGCAGAAGAAGCAGAAGAGCAGGGCTGGCACTACGAAGACTATGCCTATTCAGGTGAAGTCTATTCAATCGAGGTAGATGAGCAACCTGAACCTGAAGAAGAAGATGAAGAAGAGGAGTCCAACTAATGCATACACTACACTGGTGGGCTGTTGAGGCTGAAGATAAAGAAGACGCTTTTAATCAAGTTGTTGCTAGATTAATTAATGATGACGGAGGCAACTTTGTTGAATGGTCTGACTGGCATGTAGTAGGTGGTGGTCGCTGGTCTGACTCACAGTATGAAAACTCATCTGATATGGTTGTGTCTTACACAGACGAACCTGCTAAGTTTAATGAGATTGTCCAATCATGCAAGAAGGGTCGCATTGATGAGATGAATCATATGCTGACAAGAATAAAGCCTGATAAGTTTGTTAGTGATATCGTTGACTATATCTCAAATAGTGGACTACCCAGTGATGAACAAAGGTTTGATATGAATTCTTACTATGTGAGAAAAGCAGGAGATTTACTACAAGATAATTATACATGTGACTCCTACTTCTATGACATGGTTGAATACACAGCACATATGGGATACCTGCCTGAGCGCCTTGACAAATCTAAGTCAGGTCTGCTACAATTTTTAGTACCAATTGATTTTCACTTCTAGGAGATATGATGACCCCACAAGAAATGCTCGAACAGATGATTGACAAGGCTTGGAAAGATTTCTCAGAAATTGCACAGGCTGAAGAAGAAGATGACTATTCAGATGCAATGGTATCTATGGAACGCACAGAGGCTAATGGCTATGCAGAAGGATTGCAAACAGCATATGCAGTAATCTTTGGCAAGGAATACCTAGTAGAGGAGATTATCTAATGGGAATGTATGATGAGTCTTGGTGTAATGGCTGTGGCACATCTGTTGCTTACTCCCCCGAAGATGAGACCTACTGTGGAGACTGCTCAGCAGACAATATAGCCCAAGATCTTCTCTCATTTGTTGAGGGGCGCATTAAAGAACTAACCCTACTCCGTGATGAGTATCAGGGTGAGGGTGACTATGAGATGGACGACTATACAGCAGGGGCTATTGATGCCTATGACATTATCCGTATGAAGTTGACAGATTAGCCACAACCCGCTATACTTGGAATATACCCTAATAGAAAGATACCCCACATGGATACATTTATTGAGATGGACTTTGACGACTTCGTTGAGACCTATAAGCCAATCACTAATCATATAGACACTAATGCCTCATTTGATGGTTTGATGTTTGAAACCTATGGCGATGAGTATGAGTTCGTTAAGCAAGCAGATGAGAAACATATCTGGATGTATGGAGATGGCGACGATGGCGGGTCCTATATCTGGAGCGGCTGGGGATTCGTTAATCGAATAGGATACTTTATCACAGAGGTTCCTTTCCCTGATAACACTACTATTCAAATTAAGGTATCTTCATACTGGTACTACTGCGAAGGTTGCGGGGCAGAGATTGAAGACGATGGTCAATTAATTAATGAAAGATACTACGAGTACGAACGCTGCCCGATTTGCATTACTGAGGAAGAAATGTTAAAATTAGAACAAGAAGAAATGACCCTAGCAGGATTGGACAAATAATGACAAAGTATGTAATAGATGAATTAGAACTCGTAGGCTCTTTTGCTGTTGACTCAGGTCAAGCAATGGTAGGCGACCCCTGCTATCTAGACCAGTGGAAAACAAATGAGGGTGAGGCTTGGAACCTAGAAGGCAAGACTGGCGATTACTCTTATCAGGGTGCCAGCGCCACAACAATTGCTAACGACGCAGGCGTCTTGGGAACTGGCAATGCGGTAGTCTTTAACACGGGCTATGGCGATGGATACTATCCTGTCTATGTTAAGTATAACGAGGACGGACGAATTGTTAAAGTAGTTATTGACTTTGAGGGTGACCTAGATGAGGAGCAAGAATAATGGGAGCACGGATCAACTATGTATTTAAAGATTCACTAACACATCCTTCAGTGGTCCTGTATAGCCACTGGGGTGAAACAGAATGGCAGCGTGACCTGGCAATGGCCTTGCACCATGCTAAGCCCCGCTGGTCTGATTCTTCATACGGTACCCGCATGATGATTAGTTACCTTATTAATGGCTCAGTACTTGATGAGACAGGGTTTGGAATTTATGCAGTGAATGGCCCTAATTATGACCTAGGTGAACGGACCGTAGTCATTGACTTCATTAATAAAACTATCTATGAAGCAGGCTCAGATATCCAAGTAAACTGGGATTCATTCCTACAGGCATACATGCCAACCCGCAGCGGTGTAGCAGATTTGATTGGGCAAGTCTAGGTATTGGGTCACCTAGATTATAGGGTGGGAAGGGCAGGCGTGGGGCTTGCTCTTTCCCCCACTTTTTGATACAATGGATACAAGGGAGAATTATGCGTATGAGTCGTAGAGTCACAGAGGAGGAAAAGGTTGCCAACAAATTGGGCAACATGGTTTCTGACCTCCGTGTAGATTTGGAATTGGTCGGGGAATACCTAGCCAAATCCCAACCCTATGTAGTGTATAATCGGTTACAAGTAATTGCAGAGTCAGCGAAGGAAACTAAGGAAGGTACAAATTATGCCCAAAACAACATTTGAGAACAAGGCTTTAATTCTTGGACAACTATGGATTAACTACAAGGCCGAAGAAGAGTGGATTGATTTCTTTATTTACAACGATTTAGGTTTGCCACTTGCTTTCGCATTTGCCGAGGGAATCATTAACCACACACCAACACTAGAGCAATACATAAACGAAACATGGGATTTATTCCTTGAAGGTTTGGATGCTGAGGATACAGGGTTTGAAGGCATTGAGGATTTGTTAGAGGACGACTAGTTTAGGCCCGAAAGGGCTCACGTGACATAGTTTGATCTATTTGTCAAACCTCAAACCTTATATCCAGACATTACGATCCAACCTAAATATCCCCAAACCAAGACATTACGAACCTCCAAAACCTTCCCCCTCCAGAAGATTACGATCCAAACCTTATTTCCCCAAACCTTATATCATGAAAACCAGGGTTTGTCAAACCATGTTATAATATAAATATGGGAAGAGATCATTTTGCTCAATATGCTAAAAGCCAGCCAAAAGAATATAGGGCTTTCTCTGATTCTATGTGGAATACCTTTGTTACTATTACACATGCTATAGGTTTGTCACCTTACTTTACTTTTACCCCCGAATTTTTGCAGGCCCGTGAAGAAAAGCAGGCCGCAGGCCGCTTTGCCCCAGGCGAAATCCCAGGGGATCAAGACCAAACCATATAACTTCTACCCCCTATAGAATACAAACCTTTTTCTCCTGGTTTTAAAATATTTTTAAATGTTTTATAAATAAAAGATTACGAAATGAAAGATTTTTCCCCGAAATGGGGATTTTTTTTGCAGCAAAAGGGCTTGACAAACCATACAAGATAGGCTATAATGCCCAAACTCTGCATATTAAGGTTTGACAGATATGAAGGTTTGTGCTAAAATACCCGCTATGAAGGTTTGGGGATAGGAAGGTTTTTCGGTTTGACATTACGACGCCTTCTATGATATGCTCTATGCTCCACTATCCTCCACATCACTCCACTTCTAAAGTGTCTAATAAGATAATCAGTAAGATTAATCTGTGGATAAACCTGTGGATAACTCTATCAAAAGGTACATTCCAAACCATAATATCCGATCAAATGTACCTATTCTACACTTAAGGTACATTGTGGATAACTATCAAATTATGTACATATTTGACTGTGGATAACTATTGTGATATCCTATGTATATGTGGGAATCAACTCAACTCTATTTAGATGTTTTACTAACAAAAGAAGACCAAACCAAATGGCTCAATGGCTTTAATTTTGCATTTGACAAAACCCCACAACAGATGATTGATGATGGTTTTGAGTATAGTGTCATGTCATATCTTAGATATCAAGTAGAAGGCCCATACTAAAACCTAACAAACCATCCTATCAAACCTAACAATCAAGTGTTTACAACACCTTAAAACCTAACAACTTAAGTGTCTATAACACCTTGACCTGTGGATAACTTCCTGATATACTAAAGGTATGACAGATAAACAAACCAACCTCAAATGCACTATATGTTTGCAAAACCTATATATTGATCCAAACAAGCCATATGCTCCATACTACTGTGGTATCTGCGGGTAAATAAAGATTACGATAGATCAGATATTTCCCCATATCCAGCATATCTTCCTATAGGGGTTTATATCTTATACTAGGGATTACGGTCATCACTTTAAATCCCCCGAAATTTTTGCGATTCAATGTGTATGATATAATTATTAAATGACCTACAATAATACAATTGAAGAACCTCAAACAGAACCCAAAATAGATAACTACAACGATATCTGGTCAGCAATGGCTTACCTTAATATTGAAGACTAGTCGTATTGACTTTACCTTCCATAGCCGATATACTTGAGATATGATAAATATGGAAATACCAGACCCATTTCAAACCTTTGTAGCCAACAAATATTCTAATGCTAAAGGCTATGTACATGACTGGTTTAGTGGTGAGTGGTCTTATAAATGTAGTACTTGTAAGGATGATCTTTATGCTCCATCCCGCAAAATTATGACAAAGATTAGATTGTTTCACACACGCAATGAATGCCTTGGAGGTTACTGATGAAAATAGGACCATATACACTACGCAAACCATGGGTTAAGTATGTTAACCTTGAATTAGATCTTGATGAGCAACTTACTAGAGCAGTTATGAATTCAATCAGATCAGATATTGTGGCAGATATTATTTCTCTGGATCTTTGTGATATAGATTGTGATGTTATCCACTACCTAGAAAAAACAACACGAGCATGAGATATTTTAAAAAAGGTTGGCTAAAGGGTGGTGTCTCTGATAGTTGGGGATTTTCTTTAGAGTTTTATCCATCAGAGCCAGCATTGACTATTGTATTTATCCATTGGTATTTAATTATTGAGAAGGATTACACATGAACGAAGCAGAGTTTGATGAACAGTTTAGTGTTGAAGACATTACGAAGGCTATTGTGGATCAGGCTAAGGCTGAGATAAAGGCTCGCTATGGAAATAAGAAACGACATAGGCAGTAGCATCTATGGCTCTGGTGTTCCAGTAGTATTCCTGCATGGGATGGGCTCTAGTTCTTCGGTTTGGAAGCCTATGGTCAAAGCAATAGAGCATGACAGACAATGCATCTTGTTTGATTTTCCAGGACACGGCAGCACTCCCCTTAGAGAATGGGATCCGCTAACGCCAGAGGATATAGCCTCGATCATAATAAACGAAATAGATAAACTAAATATTGAAAAGTTCCATCTGGTTGGTCACTCATTAGGCGGATGGGTAGGTCTGGAGTTATCAACTGCTTATCCAGATAGAGTCCTATCATTTACAGCAATAGCCCCAGCAGGACTTTGGAGACATAAGAATACATATGACTATCCTTCCATCCCCACTCTAAAACTGATGAATATTTTCTTGCCTTTAGTCGCAAACATAATACCTAAAATAGATAAACTAAAAAAGATTGCTTTTGCCCCTTCTGTTTATGATTATAGAAGAGTTGACAATGAATCGGCTAAAGATGCGATAATGGCATTTTCGATAGCCTGTAACTCTTGGTATAACTCTAAAAGGATAAATAAGTTTCAGGTTCAGGCTGAATATCTTTCTAATGGATTTAATAAGCATATAGATCCTAAAGTTCCGATTACTGTTATATTTGGTGATCAGGATGTATCTTTTACTCCCCTCAAACATCAGGATAAGTCTTTGCTTTCAGAACAGGTAAAGTGGGTTTCCTTGCCAGATTCTGGACATGTTCCTATGTGGGATAATCATGACAAGGTTCTAAGTGAGATTAAATTAAATGTATACCGCCGAGATTAGGGATACTAACCAATAGTGCCCGTTTAGGGCATAAAGTAGGTTATTCAACCTCTATTCGTCGCCGAACTTTAAAGACTAATTCCGCCGAACTTAGTAGCCGTGCTATACTTATACAATGACTGGACTAACATGCTCTATATGTGGGCAACCAAATGCTACACAAGTAACTACACATGGAACATATTGCGTATCATGCTACACAAAGTATAATAGGAGCAAAAATGCTTAATGTTCTATGCTTTGATTGTGGCGGAATGTATCAAGTACCATACGGAACAAAAGACATTACAAAGAAATGTCCTAAATGTGAGAAGAAATGATATATAACAAAATAAACTTAGAATACTCTATATGCACAGCACCCAGAGTTGGCTCTTTTTATCTTCAAGACAGAATCCTTCAGCATACTGGGGTATACGTAAAAAAATACCATAGCATAAAAGACAACAATATGATAACCATAGTCAGAGATCCTATTGACATGCTTACATCAAAGTTGTCTATGACTGTTTTTTATGACAAGCATAATCAGACTCTTGATCATATCAGAAATAGCGAAGAGAATACAAATGATTTAAATATTTATCTTGATAGTATAAGCAAGGTAGATGTAGATAAAGACTTTCATACGGTAATAGACTATAGAGACTTGATCAGCAATCCTTTTGAGATTACAAGCGCCTTAGCAGATATTATGGGGTTATCAATTATAAATAAAGAATATAAGGAAAACTCAATAAGAGAGTATCCAGAAAATAGTCATCTTATAACTAGCAAAAATGTTGATGAGTACAACGAAATAAAAGCATATGTGGAGAAGTTAGACCTATCTGCACTATATGAGTTTTACAATAAAGCACTTGCTAGATGTATTAAGATATAGGTATTAGGATAAATCTTTTATAGCCTTATTGATCATTCTTATCAGCCCTTTTCTAGTTATCTTCGAAGCATCAAATGTCTCCGTATAACCCCCTTGTGGCATATCTGCCTTATCTAGGAAATGTCCATGCCTCTTTGTAAGTGTTTGTACAACTAGGGATTCTACTGTTCTTGCTTTATCCCGTTCGGAAAACCACCAATACTGAATTAATATCCAACCCTTAGTCCTATGACTTGCAAATCTTCTACCGCTTACATCCGATATACCTATCTTAATAGCACGATGCACAGGGCTATATAGAATATATAAAAGGGTCATTAGGCTATTATACTTTATATCTACCCATGGTGTATAATGGTTATATGGCATATATAGTTAATGGAATCCCAGTTGGAAATGATCCACCAAGCATAGAAAGAACTGAGTCCTACATGGATTTCTTTCATACTATTGGAAATTCTAGCGACAATATTAAGGTTGTCCCTAACTTCTTAACAAAAGAAGAAATTGAATACTTAATGGACGACATAGACAATAGACATCATATTAGTTTTGTTTCTCAAAAAGACCACGAAGGCAATCCTTTAACCTATATGCACCAGTACAATGGCTTAAATGATATATACAACATTATAGAAAGATGTAGAGAGCAGATTGCTAAATCTTACGGAATTGAAAAAGAAAAGATCAGAGCAAAAGAAAGTTATCTTAGTGTTGTTAAGTGGACTCCAGGAACATATTTAAAGTTGCATGTAGATGATCTTGGATATGTTACAGATAATCATTTGCCAGTTTTAATTTATCTAAATGATGCATACGAGGGTGGAGAGATTAGTTTTGAACTTCACAATATATCCATTAAGCCTAATGTTGGAGACTTTATTGTCTTCCCAGGAAATTTACACTACCCTCATGAAGTTAAAGAAGTTTTGTCTGGAGTCAGATACACTCTCCCAATCTGGTTTACGATAGTTTAAGATGACAGATAATATTAAAAAGAGAATTCTTTTGGATGGTTCTGAGGTAAATGACTATGACTATCCAATAGACTTAATCTTACACACAAGGGCACCAGGCAAATGGAAACTCATTGATCTTGAAACTGGACAAGAGTATCTTGGGTCAGATATATCTCATGACACTTTTGGTGAACTTCTTAGAAGCAAAGTAGCAAAATCCAAGATAGGATCTTGGTTTAAAACAAAAGGAAGAGTAACAAAAAATGGCTAATGCAAAGAAACCTATAACATTCCACTGGATGTGGAGAAGACACTGGCAGATTAATGACAGTATTGAAAACTTAGACCTCAATGGAATTCTAAAGATGGCTCAAGAATTAGATGGTGCTAACGTAAAATCTGTTTTGCTTCCATATGGTCCAGGCGGTATTGATTTTTCTTTAGTTATTCAAGAAGCCCTGCAAAAAACTAATCAGTTGATTATGACAATTGCTCTACCTGCATACGGAACAAGCCCAGACTATGCTGCTAAGATTTGTGAAACACTAAATAGATTTGCTCCTGGAAGAATTGGAGTAAACCTTGTTGCTGGAAGATGGGGCGATGAAGGAAATGGCCCTTCAGAAAAGTTAGTTCTAGATCATTACATGCATGATTCTTCGCTTATAGACACTCTTGAAAAACGAGTGGCAGTATCTGCTGTTTGGATGGATAAGGTTATGGATCTTATGAAGCATCATCAACATAAAACTCATATGGCAGTTGTTGGATCTTCAGACACTACAATCGAAATAGCAAATAAGCATTGTGAGTATATATATGTTGATGATAAACTTTTGTTTAGAGATCAGTTTAAAAAGATTGATCTTGATAAGGTAAAGCCAATAGTCATTGTTGACCCACTTATCACGAATCATCCAGATGATGAAAAACATGTTAAGTATGATAAAAATGCACCAGTCAGACAGCAACATCATTTAATAAAAGGGAAATTGGTAGATGTTGTTGCACAAATAAGAAACCTATCTGAGGAATTTGGTGTTTATGATTTTATGATTCATACTGATCAAGAAGATATTAGCAAGTTGTTGGATATGGTAAAAAACTTTAATGAAATTGTGGTTCCTGAAGGAAATGTCATTGGATACTCTGATCTGACAGTACAAAACTTTAATAATATTGGAAGTGATCCTAGTAACATAAAGATATATAAAGAATATCTTAGCAAAGATGAATGCAAAAATATTATAGAATTGATTAACAGTACAGAAATAAGTAATAATCGTCGTCTTCAAAATGACAATGCTGGCTGGCCTTCTCTTTCTTTGCTATATTATGATTCACTCGACTACTCAGAAAGATATATTCCTCAAGTTCAGTCTTTGATAGAACATGATTATGGTGTAAAACTAAAAGCAAGAAACTCTCGTTTTGCTCAATGGGTACATAATAATAGTACACCAATATCAATAGATGACATGGGTCGTAAAGATTCAAACCATTTGGCAGGCTGGGTATATCTTAATGATGATTATGAAGGTGGAGAACTATCTTTTATTAATCAAAGTTTGTCTTTTAAGCCAAATGCTGGTGATTTAGTTCTATTCCCTGGGAATGCTCACTATTGGTATAGTGTAGGGGCAGCAAATGGTTCAAGATATATTATGCCATTATGGTTTGATTTTACTACATGATATAATAATTGTATGAATAAATCTAAATGTTTTTTTTGTAAGAAAGATGCAACGCATTACGATGTTGTAGTAAATCATGCTGACTACATTATCGCAGATGTTTGTATGGATCATTTATCTATTGGGCTAATTTCATGAAATACAGACCACATCTTACTACATACCCAAGAAGCGGTGCTCATTATTTTGATAGAGTTTTCTATAAAAATACAAAGTTCCATATTGAACACTCTCACAGCGTAGACTGGCTGTATGATAGAAAAAATAATAAAGCAAGAGTAGTAATTACAATAGCGAGAGATCCTAAAGACAGTATTGCTTCATACATAGCACATGAGAAAAATAAGTTTTCAGGGCTTGACTGGTATGTCAATGATACCAGAGTCAGCCAGATTATCACAGAGTATATAGTTATGTACAATTTCTTGTATGAGCATGCAGACTATGTTATAGATTTTAATGATCTTGTTGGAAAACCAGAAGAAACGGTTAAAAGATTGTTTACTTTGCTAGATGTAAATGAAAAAGATTGTCACCTTTTTGATGGACATTTTGGTCATGAAGACCCATTTTTTGTTGAGTCAAGCAAAGAATTACCAGGGTACGATAGGGCAAGACTTGATGACTTCAATCTTGATTTATGTTATTTTTACTATCATAGACTTTTAGGGAAAAAGATTGAGGTATAATTAACTATGTCTTTTATAACAAGTAATATTTTAGATTTTTATCAAAGCAATAAGCACACGCACTGGTATCTGCAAAAATATTTTTCAAATAGCAATCTATACGGTATGTTTTCTCCGTATCAGAAAGACCCTATCTTAAAACAGTGGGATGGAAAAACTAATTTTGTTCCAACAATTGATGAGCATAACACATATGATATAAATAAGTTTGGTTTGCGTGGACAAATTGATGAAAATTCGGATGTGCTTGCATCTGGTTGCTCCCTAACTTTTGGAATCGGTGTTCCAGAAATAGGCAGGTGGTCAAATATCCTAGGGGAAAAGATAGATAAAAATATTGTAAACTTAGGAAGCCCTGGGGCCTCTGTAGAAAGTACTGTCAATACTGTTATTCAGTATTCTATGAATCAAAAGATGCCAAAAGAAATCTTTTGTTTGATGCCAGATTTTTTTAGACGCAGAGTCGTGGTAGACAAAGAATTTTTTAAGCAAAAACATAACAAAGAAAGAGTTATTGACAATGACTCATTAAACTTAGAGTACTGCTCTCCAGATATTGTTCGAGAAGAGGGCCTCATAGTCATGAAGGTTGAAGATCAAAGGTATATAGAAGATGCGCTATCACCACATCAACTAATCTTAAATTCTATAAATGCTATTTATTTTTTGGAGTCATTTTGTGCAACAAACAATATAAAACTGCATTGGACAACATGGGATCTGCCAAGTCAAAAAATAATGGAAGAGTTAAGCAAGTTTAGAAATTTTAAATTAAAAAACTATACACCATTCTTCCCTTCTAATAACCAACTTGGTGCTGGAGACTTTGTAATAAACACATGTCAACTAGGCCATAACTCTATATTTAGAGA